TTTAACTTTCCCGCCCTCGGTCCCGCAGGTAGCGACGACCACAACAAGGAAAGCCAAACTAACTCCTATAAACCATTTATGAAATAATCTCATTTTGTTTCCCCTCACTTGCATTTCCGTGACCAAGGGATGAATCCACAGCCCTTGTGGTCGTCGTACCATCTATACATTTCCCACGCCCAAGCAAAGTTGTAGGCAGGAATATTAACTACTTCCCAAGTGCCGTACTTTGCTTCAATGTCATCAAGCCAAACTTTGTTGATTTGGAGAGGTCCTCGGTCGTGACCATTCCATTGCGGGTGACCTTCAATGACATTCTCGCAACGAGACTCGTTCCACACTTCACGGAGAAGTTCGGGGAGTAGATGCCAAGGCCATCCAGCATCAAGTGCCGTTTGAGCCCATTCTTGACAAGGCACATCGGCAGGAAGTGTCGGCAGAGAGAAGCCTTCAGGGAGCGTGACCACAGTCGTTGTAGTGACTGGAACAACAGTTGTCGGCGGTGTCGTTGTTGAGACGGCAGGGGCGACAGTTGTCGTTACTGATATCGCGCTTTGTTCTTCCTTTCCTTGAGCATTAACTCCTACTGCAAGAGTGAGAAGTATGGCGGGTATTGAAAATAGAAGTCTTAGCGGATGATTCATTTGTCTCCTGTGTTTGGTGGATACGGCTGGAGACTTGGTCCCCGTGTGGCAAACACTAGCAGGTGCGCCATCTAAATATTACCATTTGATTACGAAATAGTGAACCACTTGGGGTGATTTTACAAATTTGTGTCGCTGACCAGGGGTTCTGCAGTCTTGGAATCTATGAAATTTTTGGCGTCAACCATCTGACAGCGGAGGGTGAAAGTATTATTGTCACCGATTTCTTCAACTTTAGCGTTGAGACTATCCAACACCCAGTCGGCAAAATCCTCTGCTTGGACATCTGCTTCCTCAATCTCTGAAGCAGTCCAGTCGCCTGGGTCGTTCATATCAAGGAATAATTGTTTGATATGCCCAATAAGGGCGAGTCGTACTTCGTGTTCTGTTTTCATCTCACTATATTATCATACTCTCCACAATAAGTCAAGTGGAAAATAAATAAATAAATCTTCATTTAGTCTTGCACTGTTTCTCCAACTGTGATAATTTCGTCACCGATGGGGCGCAGCCCCGAACACGAGGAGAGAGAAAAATGAGCCAATCACAGTCAACACTGATTGGGAATGTCACTTCCGACCCAGAACTAAAGTTCTTGGCAAACGGACAAGCAAAACTGACATTCTCAATCGCCGTCAACCACTACTGGACAGACCAGGCGGGCGAAAAGCAGGAAAAGGCTTCCTTCTTTAATGTCGTTGCATGGCGCTACACAGCAGAAGACGCAGCAAGCATCCTTGAAAAGGGAATTGGACTAATCGTTACTGGTCGCCTTGAACAGCGTTCATGGGAAGCAGACGATGGAACCAAGCGTTCAGCCATTGAACTTGTCGCAGACAATATCGGTATTCAGGCTCGCTCAATCGAATCATTTGAGCGCAAGCGTCGTAGCGCAGAAGGCGGGACTCCAGCAAAGAAGGCAACATCGCCACGACTTGCAACCGTTCCGACGATCACTGAAACCGAGGAACCATTCTGATGGAAAATAAAAAAGGAAAGGGACGCCCTCGCCTCGTTGATAACGAGGACTCACGAAGAGTGACCCTTACATTCCCTCAGTCATTAGTAGAGAAACTTTCAAGCGAAGCAAAGTCACGAGACATTTCTTTCGCTGCACTCATCCGAGAAAAAGTTTCCATTTGACAAAACTGTCAATAAGTGTTACCATGAGAGAACACTTGACAAAAGAACTACTGCCACATATCCGCAGTATACGAAAGACTGATTTGTCCACTAACAGGTGAACCAATTACGGAAAGTCTTTCGGAAAAGAACCCGCCTCACAAGGGCGGGTTTCTTTTTTATATCCACCACTTGTTCTGCGTATTGTTCTATGATCTTGATCGATGAGTAAGCGCCAAGCACCAAAGAAATTGATTAAAGAAATCAAGAAGACTGGCGGATGGGGAACAACAAAGTACGAACATGTTCTTGAGTGTGGTCACTCGGAAATTCTTCTTCGTGCATCACGCGCAATAAAGATTGCATGCAGTTGGTGTGTTAAAGCACAAGAAAAAAATGAAGAGTTAAAAAATCTTTCACTTCCTAGCCCCGAGATACTTGACTTTGATGAATCAATGAGCCAACATGAAATAGAACTTGCAAAAGTGAAAGCATCACTCGCGTCAGTTTTTGGCATACCGCTTGAAGCGATACAACTCAACTCAAACGACGTGACAGGAAATTTACAAATTGGATCGGCATACGTATTTCTTTCAGCAAGAGATGTGCGACGCATGACAAACGGATGGGGGAACCAATGAAAGCAGTCGCAACAACGCCACCAAGTAACGGGGCTTGCGTGGGGAAGTCAGTAGAGATGTGGTTCCCGAACCTCAATGTCTATGAAGCAAGCCTAGAAGAAATTCGTCAAGGACGAAAGAATATGAAAGAAGCAATACAGATTTGCTCAACATGTAATGTTCGTGTTCAATGCTTGGAATACGCGCTGTCTTGGGAACGACATGGAATATGGGGTGGCACCTCAGAGTCCGAACGAGAATCAATGCGCAGAAAAAACAACATTCCATTTCTCCGTCCATCAATTCAAGAACTAGGTTTAGGTTTTAATCGTGCAACAACACACTGAAGAGTTCATCAGCAGACTAAGTGGAGTAAAAGAAACAAGTTCAGGGTGGGACGCTCGTTGCCCATGTCGCAATGACGACAACAATCCATCAATGAGTGTTAGTGAATCAGGTGACGGATCAATTCTTGTCTACTGTCACCGGGGCTTAGGATGTGGAGCGAAAGAGATTTGTGAAGCAGTTGGTCTAACGCTTTCTGATTTAATGTCCCCCGACCGTCGCACCCAGTCATATGAGAAGTTCTTAGAAGATCGTCCTAAAAAAGAAACCAAAGTCAAACCTCCTTTGAAGATCAAACCTAAATCAAAGTTAACATTGACGAACGAGTACAACTACACCGACGAGAACGGTGACTTGTTATTCCAGAAACTCCGGTTCGTTAATGAAGATGGTCGTAAAGAGTTTCGCCAACGCAAACCTGATGGTGCGGGCGGATACATGTATGCACTTGGTGACACGCCAAAGGTTCTTTATAACCTGCCTGCGGTTCTTGAAGCAAAGAAGAAAGGTAAAACCATATGGGTTGTAGAGGGGGAGAAAGACGCAGACACTCTCAATGCTTTAGGAGATGTAGCCACAACGATGCCTGGCGGGGCTGGGAAATGGCTACAAATCCACACAGACGCACTTGCTGGGGCGACAGTAGACATCATCGCCGATAACGATGAAGTTGGTCGCAAACATGCAGTAGCGGTAAAGAAATCACTTGCCGAGGTTGGTTGCGATGTTCAGGCGTGGGTGTGCCCTAGAGAAAAAGACATCACGGACTTTCTTCTTGCTGGTGGGGACACAATGGAATTGGAAGTTCTCGTACCTGAAGACATTGACCACATCCCCTTAGAGCAAACCCCAGAAGCAGAATACGAAGAAGAAGTAGAGCCACCACAAACTACAGACGCAGTAGACGAACGACCTTTAACAAAAACAGAAGAAACTGTTGAGCGTTTACGTACTCTTCTTACCAAAGAGGGGATGTCTGCTAACGCAATCATTAATCGTGCTGGTCTTTTGATCTCTGCCGCTGGCTCCGATGCCCCGATCAATCCTGGTCGTATGGTTGATTGGCAGTCTTTCATTGAAGAAGCGAGTGATGATGCTTATGATTGGGTGATCCCTAATCTTTTAGAGCGTAGGGAGCGAGTCATTGTTGTTGCTGCTGAGGGCGTTGGTAAGACGATGCTTGCTCGTCAGGTTGCGATCTTGACCTCTCTTGGTGTTCAGCCTTTTACTTTTCAAAGAATGAATCCGATCAGGACTTTGACCATTGACCTTGAGAACCCTGAGAGAATCATTCGTCGCTCGTCACGGAGCATCTTCGGGGCTGCGTTGTCGTATGGGTATGCGAAGAAGTCTTTGGCTCAAATAGTCATTAAGCCAGACGGTCTTAATCTTCTTTCACCAACTGATCGTCTCTTACTTGAGTCATATCTTGATAGGGCGAAACCAGAACTCTTGATCATGGGTCCTTTATATAAGTCATTTATTGATCCAGGTAATAGAACTTCGGAAGCCGTTGCTATTGAGGTAGTCAAATATCTTGATACTTTGCGTTCTGTTTATGGTTGTGCCTTGTGGTTGGAGCATCATGCTCCGCTTGGGGAGTCCCAGACGTCCCGTAATCTGCGTCCGTTTGGTTCGGCTGTTTGGTCTCGTTGGCCAGAATTTGGTATATCTTTACAGCAAGACCCCACTTCTATGGGAGAATATGTCTACGATGTAAAGCATTTCCGTGGAGAACGAGATGAGAGACATTGGCCTCTAAAAATGAAGCGAGGAGTAAAGTTTCCTTTTGAGACTTTGACCTTTAAAGAACCGTTAAGGTAGGTGCCCTCATGAGTGAAGGCGGAAAAGTGATGACAAGAGAGTTTCTCGCTGAGAGGGATTCTCGTATTTTCAAGATGCGTCAGGCTGGTGTCGCTACTTCTGATATCGCTAAAAGGTTTGGCGTTAGTGTTAGTGTAGTACAAAAGGCTATTCAGCGTCAACTAGAAAAACTAAACCGTGAAACTTTAATGGCTTACCCAGAAGTTTTGCGACTAGAACTAGAACGCCTAGACGCACTCCAGTCAGCACTCTGGCCAATGACTCAACACCGCAAGATCAGAACGGATGACGGGACTGAGATACAGGTAGAGCCAGACATGAAGGCTGTCCAGACAGTTCTTTCCATCATGAAGCAACGCTCACAACTCCTTGGCATGGAACAAAACAATGTCAACATCCAAATGGACGTCACCCAAAGAGACGCCATCAAGTCCACAATCGTCGGTGAGACCGAAGCGAGACCTCTAAGCCAGTTCAACCCAGAAGCAGAGGCACGGGGCTTGCTGGAGGTTATGGGTCGCTCTGGTGTTATCTCACAAGAGATGATTGACCAACTACTCGGCGAAACAACAGTTACTGACGCAGTAGAGGTATTTGCGCTAGAGTCAGGAGTGGAGGCAGATGCATCATGAGTGAAGAGAACAATATTCAGGCAGCGGTAGACAAACTTGCAGAGACTATGGATACGACCATTAGTGCGAGTATTAGCGACGATGACGGTCCCGCTGTCGCACAGATTATCGTGCGCGCAAATCATAATGACCGCGAACGATGGAAGGCTGCGGCTAACAAAGAAGGAAAGAGTCTTGCTCAGTTTATCCGCGATGTGATCAACGAACGAGTGACAGACATCCTTGACTGCTCACACCCTACAAATATGCGTCGCTATTATCCTTGGGCTGAATTCTGTCTACGATGTAACGCCAGAATTAAAGGCTAGCACTACGAATTTTGCGTAGTTTGATTCTGCGATTCGCAGGACTGAGTTTCATTGCTTCTATTTCGGCGAGTTGTCTTTTAAGATTGGCGATGGCAATACTTCCATTGCGTCGCTTCGCTACGCTTGTTGCTCCCCAAATGCCATGTTTCTCGTTATTGCCAATGGCATATTGGAGACACTCTAAAGAAACAGGACAAGCAAGACATATTTTCTTGATGTGCTTCGTGGCTCCGCCTGGCTCGGGATAAAACAATTCGGGGTCTAAGCCCTTG